TTGTTAGTACCGATGGTATTTGCTAAAAGTGAATTTGCACCTACTGCCGTGTTATTTATACCTGTTGTATTATTAAGTAGAGTAGTAGTACCTAAACCTGTATTATAATTACCAGTAGTATTATTTCTTAAGCTTCTGTATCCTACTGCTGTAATATTAGTACCGTAAGTGTTAGCACAAAGTGCATTCGTACCAACTGCTGTGTTTTGGGTACCGGTTGTGTTATTTTGTAAAGAATTGCTACCTACCGCTGTATTACCTGTTCCTATTGTGTTAAAAGCTAAAGCTAAGTATCCTACACCTGTATTGCAAACACCTGTTGTATTACAACTTAAGGCACTGTTACCTAGAGCTGAGTTTCTAGTGCCTGTTGTATTATTTCTTAAAGCATAACGTCCTACTGCTGTATTATAACTACCGGCGGTATTATTTCTTAAAGCAAGAGTACCAACTGCTGTATTACGATTACCTGTAGTATTAACTCGTAAAGCACTATATCCTATAGCTGTATTATTATTGCCAGTTGTGTTGGCTGTTAAAGCATTAGTACCAACTCTAGTATTATTAGATATATTACCTGCTCCTAATCCTACAAGAACTGTGTTAAAAGTAGAGTCTGAAGTGGTTGATATTGAACCTGATACTAAAACGCTTTGTGTTAAAGGAGTAACATAAGAGGCTGTTAGAGCAAAAGATGAGGTACCAAATACTGAACCTGTTATTGAACCTGATAATGATCCTGTAATTCCATTATAAAAAGTAGCCGCGCCCGAAACATTTAAAGGACCTGTTAAAATATTAACAGTACCATACATTGTTTGGGTATCGTTTGCCGCATCACCAAACTGGTTTGAACCTGAAGAATAAATAACAGAAGCTGATTCTATAGTAACATCCAAGTAACTTATAGAGGCTGTACCTGTAACTATTAAGTTTGAGGCAGTAATTGCTATACCACTAGCTACGTTAGTAGCAAAAGAACTAGATAAAGCATATGAGCTACTTAAGGTATAAGAACTACTTAAAGCGTTAGAGGCACTTAAAGCATATGAGGCACTTGTTGAACCTGAGGCATACGAGGAACTTAAGGCATAGGAACTGCTTAAGGTATAAGAACTACTTAAAGCGTTAGAGGCACTTAAAGCGTATGAACTACTTAAAGCGTAAGATGAGCTTAAAGAGTAAGATGAACTTGTTGAACCAGAAGCATAAGAAGAACTTAAAGCATAAGAGCTACTTAGAGCATAAGAAGAACTTAAAGAATATGAACTAGATAAAGCATATGAACTACTTAAAGCATATGAGGCACTTGTTGAACTAAAGGCATAAGAAGCACTTGTTATAATACCTGATCCTGAAAATGATCCTGTTATACTTCCTGTTACACTTAATGAACCTGTTAATCCATATGAACCTGATAGTTGTTTTCCTGCTATCCAAACAGAGCCTGATTTTGTTAATAGGTCTCCATTTAATGGTGAGGAAGCAGATACATCATTTAATTCATCTAAAGTAAATGTTAATAAAGGTCTAACCAATAATGTTAAATTAGATCCATTAATTGCTGTAATAGCAGCTATCGTAGCATCAATAGCAGGTGCTGATGGTCTAATACTGGTTAATCCCCCAGGGATATTTGGGTTTGGGTATAAAATTTGGCCTTCTGTCCAAGTTTCTCCTGCTGGTTGTAAAGTAGATAATGGTAAATTTCTTACGTAACCAAACCAAGTAACAAATCCTTCTTCATTTATATCAATATTTTCTGTTAATATACCAACTATTAATTGAGAGGGATAAGTTCCATTAGTAACAGCTCTAATAACTCTAATACGATTTCCTTGAGCAACATCTGTAGGATCTACCATTACTAAGGTTCCTTCCCCTAGATTGATAGAATCTTTGTTAACTACTGGAGGATAAACGGTTTCTTGACCTATTTGTAGGGTAGTATTTCCATCTCCTGTGCCTAAATCTAAGGTTTTATCTGCTGGATTCCATGATAAACGTGCTATAGAAGGTTGTGTAACCGAAGCACTTGTATCAAAATCAATATAATCTACACCTGTAATTGATCCTGAAACTATAAAATCTGTAGCATAAGAAGATGTTGCAGCATAAGATGCAGATAAAGCATATGATGCTGAAGTAGCGTAAGATGCTGTACCGAATAATGATCCTGTAATTCCGTTACTAACATTTAAAGAACCTGTAATAGATGTATTACCTGTTATGCTAGCTCCACCATAAACTATTAAAACGGGAGCATTAGCTCCTGAAATAATTAAAGAACCAGTAATAGTTGCTGAACCCGAGTAAGGAAAACCTTCTACTTTTACTGTTACTCCGTTAGATCCACTAAGAGATCCTGTAGAAACATTAAGAGAACCTGTAAAGTTTATAAAAGGAACATTAGCTAAAACTAATGAACTACTATAATATACATTAACAGATTGTCCTACACCACCATTATCTACGTTTGGGTCATATACCGCTACAGGAACCTGATCTAGAAATCTAACTTGAGCCATAATTTATCCAATATAAATATCAAATTATCCAATTGCTGTTGAACGATTTTGAGCTTCTTGATTACCTACATTTCCTATTGAATCGCCTGTTCCATCTCCAGCGTTTACAAAAGTTGTGTGTCTTACACGTGCTGGATCTTCTGTAATAATTCTGTCACCTTCAACACGGCCATCGTAGAAAGCTTGATTATCTGTTGCTTCAACTGAAAATATGACTTTAGTTTTATTAGAAAATTTCTGTAAGGCTGTTATATCTTTTTGTAACACATCAGGTATGATGTATCCATTTAATTTAATATCAAAAGTACTTCTAACAATACGCTCATCGTTATTAACTAACTCGGTTTGGAAACCAAACGAATCAATCATAGATTTAAATTGATAACGTTGAGGATCACCCCAGTAAGCATCAGAGGCATATTCCATTGCCTCTACTATCTTATTTAATTGTTCTACGTAATAAGTAAACACAATACAAGTATAACTTACAGTAACATAGTCAGGCATAATAACAGCATAGTATTCCTGTTGTGGAATCCTGTTGTTTAATACCTTAAAATTATCGTAAGCATTTCTTGGTGTATATTTTTTAGTAAATACTTGTAACAGGTTGGGTTGATTAGCATCTAGTTTGTTAGCTATCTGTCTATTTTTGTCTATACTGTTGCGTTTAAACATAATCAACGGAGCCTGTATTTTTCCAAGCTGGTCCCTATAATACCCATCCTTTTGATATGATTTCCATTTTTCAGGTGAACCATAAATAATAGGAACAGGTAATCTCTGTCCGTTTTGTATAACAGAAGGTTGAATTACGTTTTGAAAATAATAAAATACTGCCTCATCTATATCCTGAATTCCTACACTAAAAGGTTTGGTAGTATCTCCTTTAAAAGATGTATTTAAAGCTCTATTGTTAGTAGGTGTTGGGTTAAAACTATTAGGATTACCAGCCTGTTGGTTGGTTGGAACATGCTGTTCATTAGACAGCTGTTTTTGGGTTTTTGGGATTGGTTTTCTAACTTGAGCCATTACATTCTTGATTTAATTATGTTCAAACGATCTGAAGGCACGTAGTGACAATCACATCTTACCTCTACACTATAACCAAATTGATCTAATCCAGGGTTTAGTGGATTATTACCTAAACCATCTGTGTAAGGGAATTGAGGATCTTTACCTACAAAATATTGAGTATTATAAGTATTATCTATTTCCCAATATCCATTTTCATACTGTATAATATCTCCAACAGCAGGTTGTATATTAGCACCATAATTCCCAGGTAATGGATTTAGATTAGCACCAAAACCCATACTTGCATTATAATCTAATGAAGGACTTAATAAATCATCTTTTAAAAATCTAACAGTTATAGGATATGTAAAGTCAACACCCATATCACTTGTAGGTGATTCTGGGCTTCCTCTTTCTACTAAAGCAAATAATATAACAGGATCAGCAAAATTTCTTCCTTCTACTGATTCTCCATACATGTTTGTTTTAGTAGTAGTTACATTATACTTGTAAAATACTACCTCTTGAGATATAATGTTTCCCATCAACTCTCGGTTGACTCTTCTAAACATTGATATATCTCGAGCACCTCCGTATAAAGCCATATTATCCTATAAAAATTGTCATTGGTACTTGGTTAATTTCAGCAACACGAGCTATTGATTCTGCTTGTCTTCTTTCAAGTAATGCTTGACGAGAAGTTTGATCAAAGTATTCTCTTAGTCGTGCAATAAGTGCTTCTTTTTCTGTAGTAGCTGCTGATACTAAAGAATCACCATTTAATGTTACTTCTTGTCCTGGGATAGGAATAGTTGAATATTTGTTTCTTACTAATCCTAATACTTCTTTTGCTTTAGCTAAAGTATATTCAAAAATCCAAGCTCTACCAATTGAATTTATTTTAGAGTATATTGGGTTTTGATAAGGAACGTTTGATGTATTTACAATTTTATTAGTACCATTTGCTACAACAGCATCTAATCTATCTTGTATTTTAATAAAATCAAATACTAAATAAATACCATAATCTAATCCTCCTTCAGCACCATCTTCCTCACTAAAAGCACCAGTACCTGGTACTGGGAATACTGAAATAATGTTATTTACAATGTTAAAGGAATAGTTAGATAAAGTTACTTGGTTTTGCATCTCAATTGCTTGGATATTTTGCATAGTAAAGCTTGTAGGCATCATCAAATAGTTTGTGTAGCCATATCCAAACCCATACAAACCAGCTGGAGGAACACCTCCTAAACCGCCCTGTCCTGCTAATAAAGTAGGAGAATATAATTGACTTACTGCTGGAGGTGCTTGATAATAAACATTTTTAATTTCAATACCACCTGTAATACCTTCATCTTCAGCCCATTTTGACAAATCGTAACGTTGTTGTCCAGGAATTAAAGGTAATCTACCTTTTAACCAAGTTACATTACCACCTGCTCCTGCTTCCTCACCATATTGTTGAGATAGTCTAACAATAGGGGCCATTGTAGGAGTAAATACAGAATCATTTACATTTAAACTTGTAGAAGCTCCCTCTAAAGACAAATAATTGTCTCTGGTTTGGAAGGCATATAATTCATTTCCGTAAATAGTAGTTGCCTCTTCAAATCCAGCCCAAAAGTTAATATCTTGTAATTCTACGTTTTCAATAGGATAACCTAAACGTAAAGCACAAAAGTTAGCTACTTTGTTAGCATCGGTTTGAAACTGTAGGTCATTATCGTAAAATCCAAACGGTGTAGGAGGTGGCCAAACACCATTAGCATATGATGCTGAAACTTGAGCAAAGGAAGATGAACCAGGCCAAATAGGAATATTAGACATATTATTTTATTAAGTGGTTACAATGTAATACTCTATACTTGCATTACTTCCTGAAGGTTGGGCTTTTACTGATTGTATATCACCAAAAGATAATCCTGAAGTACTGCCAGTCATTTTACTAGTAGACAACATATATGAGCTACCGGTGGCAATTAAGTAACTCATAGCCTCTGTTGAAGAGGATACAATTAATTTAACAGGAGCAACAGTTGAGTTATTAGTTACTCGAATATATTGGATACTGCTTGTTACAAAAGTACCTGCACCAGGTACAGCATCCATTGAAAATAAGGTTGTTACCGAACCTGTAGGGATGCTTAAAATTCTATTATCAACGTAATTAACATTATTAATAGTTTGAGTAACAGAAGATCCTACATCATCTCCGTTTAAAGTTAAAATTTCAAATATTTGGGAAGTAAAAGTTGCCATACCTTTTTCGTATAAATATTGAAAGGGTATGGCTCTAATTTACTTTTTAGAATTTCCGTTTGAACCAGTAGTATTCAAACTAATTCCTCTTTCATAGGCATCGTTATATAGATTAATCAAGTCCTCTACTATAGGATCTCTGTGGTTTTGTTTTAGAGATATTGCCTCTAAACTTTTAATTCTTTTAGCTGCCGTGTACAAGAATTTAAATCCAGAATCACGTTTTTGTTTCAAATCCACCTGAGCATCATCACCACAAATAATCATTTTAGATCCTTTACCAATACGGGTAACGATCATTTCCATTTGCTCGTGTGTTACGTTTTGGGCCTCATCCACAATTACTACACAGTTTACAAAAGTACGTCCTCTCATAAATGATACAGGTACAATTTCTATTTTATCTTCTTTAATAAGTTCTTCAATCTTTGTTTTATCATAAAGTAAGAACATATTCTGATAAATTGGTTGTACCCAAGGATCCATTTTTTCTCTTAAATCACCTGGTAGGAATCCAATTTCCTCTTTTGATACTGTTGGTCGGGTAATAATTACCTTTTCAACATCTCTCATAAACAATTTTTCCAAACCAATTTGACAAGCAAGTAATGTTTTACCTGAACCAGCAGCACCTGCTAATAAAGTAATAGTACTGTCTAATATTTTGGATTTGGCCTGTTTTTGTTCATCGTTTAATTGTAACTTGAACTTAATAGGATTTTTTGGCTTACGCTTTTCTTTGAAGATCTCGTCCTCGTGATTAGGTTGTGTATTCATTAAATTTAATTTTTACAAGTTGGTCTAAGCCAGCATTAACATGCATAGCATCATCTAAACATAACTCAAAATCATATCTATCATCCAATGGTAACACCAAATCAACTTGTGAACCCCATCTAATTAAAGAAAATCTTTCGTTTTGAGCAAAAACATCGTTTTGATCCATAGTAAATGGAGCAATAACGTTTACATCCTCGTCGGCAATCTGAATTAAGTAATAAGTATAATCTAAAGATGGTGAATAAATTTTATTCCACATACGCTCGTTATACTTTAAGTACTCCATGTTTGCGGGGTTAATTTTTTTATTTAATATATCTTTTTCAACCGCCAACATGGGTTTGTTAGTCGATTGAATCGCGTCTAGTGGTTTATATGACAGCAGACCTCCGTAAGGTATACGATTGATGTGAACATCATAAAATGACATAAATATACCAATAACTAATGAAGGTTTATTGTACTCATCATCGCCCATAACATCTTGAAGAGTATAATTCATACCCTTAATTTCAACTACAGGTTCGGAAGGATCCTTAATAAACTTTTGGTATAAAATAGTTCCATCAGCAGGACTATAAAAATGCTCGTGATCAATATAATTAGGACGAATTGGGTCTCTAAAGAAAAATACATTAGACAACTCGCCTACAGGCATCTTCTGAAGTTGTTTAACCTCAGTACTTAACCATTCTTGTAATGTTTGTGCCATTATAGTAAGGTTTTATTGTGATCAACTCTGTTTAAGTGCATCATCATACAAGACAACATAGCACCTGATTTCATGTATTCTGAAAGGTTGAAGATAACAGGTTCCATACCAGCATCACCACAAATTTTTTCTAGTGTTTTAATTTTGTGAACCTCACCCTCATAATACTCGTGTGATTTTTTTAATTCGGCAATGTTTGAGGCACATAAAACCATGTTACCTAAACGAACTGAATTAGTTAATCCACCCAAAGCATCGTCAATATGAATATCAATGATTTCAGTTTCTTTTTCAATCATTTTTAATTCTTCCTCATCAAACAATTCAGTACAAACCAATGTTTGTTCAGTGTTTAAAGCAAAAATAGAACAATCCAAGTGATACAAATATTCATCAACCATAGCCACTTTAATAATGTCCATGTTGTATTGTTCTTCCATCCACTCATATGCTTTGATGTTTGAGCGAATACCGTAACCACCAATATATTTGTTTCCGTAAAGGTATTTCAAATCTGCCTCACCTTCCCATTTGTAAGGAGAAATAGCTGTTTTATAACCCATTTGATCAAAATATTTTTCTCCTACTTTTTCTTCACCTTTACGAGGGTCTGAAGTGAAGTTAGATAAAATAATATGGTTTTCGTTTTTAATATGGGGTAAATAAATACCCAAATTAGCTACGTAAACTTGATCTTGAAAATTACCTTCCGAAGGTAATAGGTTTACTAAAGCACCACCCGCAACAAAGTTATACAAATCCATAAACTGTTTGTATGCTTTGGGTTTATTAATTGCTAATTCCTCATCTGTTAACTCTTGCATCCAAATATTGTTTGGATCTGCTGTTGATAATGAGAATGGAAAGTTCATAACGAAACTTTGAATTGGTAACTGACTTGGAGTCTCTTTCATAAAATTTAATTTAGTGTAACTGTATTTGCTATACATATTATATAGGCCTATACTAGTAAAAAAAAGCCCCGATTTCTCGGGGGAAAATATTAAATTTTATCACTTTTTTCTCTGTTTTGGGTTTTTTCTAGGGGTTGGGTATTAAGATAATAAAAGCATGTATATAAATTTTCTTCAATATTTAAATCAAAAGAAGCTATAGGTTTTATATGATCTATTTCCCAATACTCTCCATAATTATCCCAAGTCATTTCTGGTGTAAACTGGGATTCTAGATATTGAGTATATTCTTCCATATTACATCCCAAATATTCTATAGTACGATCTTTTTTAAGAGTATTATATAGTTTTAAAGCTTCTGATATTCGAGCTGATGTTACATGTTTTATTCTGAATCCAATATCTGTATGGTATTTGTTTTTGTTCCATTCTCTATAAAGTTCCTTTTTAGTATGATAATGATTTGCACAATATTGATTAAAATATTCTTTATTTTCTTTTCGGTATTCTTTATAGTAGTCGGCACGTTTTACTTTATTTTCAGAATAATATTGTTTTTTTTCTTCTCTCATACAAACACTACAATAACGATGTCTACCGTCTTTTTCAGCTGTTTTTTTATAAAATTGGGTGATTGGTTTTTCTATATTACATTTTAAACATTTTTTCATAGTCCAGAATTTTTCGGGTCCATTATACATATGAAAAAGAGCCGCAAAAATGCGGCTCTTAATCTTTTACTTTTGAAGAAGTTTTATATTAGATGGTGTTTAATCCACTAACATAAATTTTTCCATAAAACTCCGGACGCAACATCTTCTTAGCGTAGCGAGTCAAAAGACCTTTACGTGGAGTGAAGGTATCAGGATCGTACACCAATGGAGTCATGATCAAAGGAATGTAAGGAGCGAATACAGCACCAGTTTCCAAGAACTGAGAACCTCTGTAACCCATAAGGATCAAGTTTTCAGTCATGTAAGGGTTCTTGTAAACTTTGTAACGACCGTTTACAGTACCAACTTTTTGTACACCGAAAGCATATTCCATTTGATCAGCTTCACCGTTTGAAGTAGAAGCGAATCCTGGGATTGATTCCAAGATAGTAGCGATTGTTGGAGAAGTAACCAAGAAGTTAGCACCACCACGAAGAGTCAACTGGTGAATCTTGTTAGATACTTTTTGGATTTTAGTACCTAAAGTTTGGAACCACTGACCTTGAGTGTTGTAGAAACCAGCTGAACCAAAAGTTCCGTTAGAGCTGATGGTTGTGTTGTTAATTGCAGACCAGTACTCAGTAGCAGCAGCAGCATCTTCGATCAACATATCCAAGATTTCCAAATCAATTTCCATTGAAATGTACTCGCTCATGATGTTAGTCAATTCAGCTTCAGCATCGATGTTCTGGTAAGCTGCTAAATCTTGTGCAAATTCAGGAGTCCATACTGCCTTCAATTTCTTGGTTTTAGCAGTGATAGGTTGTGATTGCATTCTAACGTTGATCTCAGGGATAACGATTTGAGTAGAAGAAGCAGAGTTAGGAACTGAGAATGAACCAGAAGCTTCGAAATCACCACGACCTGAGAAGTTACCGCTAGTTACGTTATCACCAGAAGTTACGTTTAATCCATCTTGAGAAGTTGCTTTTTCATAAGTAACAACGAAAATAGATCCAGATTGAGGAGTTGAAGCAAAGTTAGCTGAACCAGTGAATACAAAGCTAATAGTGTTAGCAGAATAGTTGTAAGTTGTAAAAGCAGGTACTAAAGTAGCAGCACTAAAGTTAGAACCAGAAGCAGCTATAAAACCACGAACGGCGTCTTGGTCAAAGCTAGGTAAGGTACTGTTAGATGCAGTGATGGTCATTTTGTACATCTGACCAGAGGCTACAGAAGCAGAGTAATCAGAATCAAAATCACAATCAGACCATGAGGCAGATATGATAGATCCAGTTCCAGCAGCAGTTCTAGTCAAAGTGTTAGTCAAAGAAGCTGACACTTGGAAAGAAGCTGAGAAAGTATTAGTAGCGTAAGTAAAACGACCTGAAGTACCACCATATAAACCACCTTCAGCAGCTGGAGTAGAGAATGGGAATTGAGAAGCAGTATTACGGTTACCATACAAAGATTGACCTTCAGTAAATGGAGTCTTAGTGTTACCATATTGGAAATCTAAGAAGAACACAAGTCCTGAAGGCATGTTCATTGGTTGAACAGAAACGAATTCTTTAGCTACGATAGTACCGAATACCTTACGAACTAAAGGTAATGCAATACCAGCCCAGTTTTCACCTTGTCCACCTGAAGTGTAAAATGAGTTAGAAGAAATTTGGTTTGTTTCAGTTACCAACTGTTTGGCTTGGTTTTCTAACAATAATGACATATTGTTTTTATCAACCTCAACCAAACCTTCTAACAATCCGGTCTTAGACCATTTGCCAGCCAATTTAGCGGCATCGCTTTGCAAGCTCTTCCAAGAACCAGCAGCGCTTTCTAATAATTGTTGTACGTTTGACATTTTAGTTTTTTTGTTTTTTTTTGTGTGTGTTTGTGTTTTTGTTATTTTTTAATTCCGGCCAATGTCTGCCAACGGGAGAATTGATCGTTTACTTCAAGAATTGGTTTCTTTTCAGCAACTCCGGCAGGTTTAGAAGCAGATCCTCTTAACAATGATTCGTTAACAGGCTTCTTAGTTTCTTTCATACCTTCAGATAAGGTTTCGAATACTAATTTAGCTTCTTTTACGCTAGCGGCTTTGTCAAAAGCGGCCAATACTTTTACTTTTTGACTTTCGGTCAAGTTTTTAGCTTTGAAGATTTTGTTTGTGTAAAGCAATTTAGCGTTGAACAAATTAACTTCTTGAAGTTCAGTTTTGATAATAGAAACAGTTTCTAAAGCTTCTTTTAATTCTTTTTCAGCTTTTTCTTTAGCTTTTTTAGCTTCTTCTACTTCTTTTTTCATTTCATTTACTTCATCCATTGCTTCAACACCTACTTCTTCTTCACTTTCCTCTTCTTCGCCTTCTTCTTCGCCTTCCATGCCTTCACCACCTTCTAATTCTCCGGCAGCTACCATGTCAGCAATTACTGATTCAATGAAAGATTTCAGATCAGATTCATCCATGTTTTCGATGTCGATTTCTTCATCTTCAACTTCTTCTTCCTCTTCGGCTTCAGCTACGTTACCGTGTGCTGTAGGACCTTTAGGATCGTTTAATAAATCTTCTTCTTCATTCATTGCTTCTTTTTCACCAGCTTTCTTTCCCTTTTCGTACTCGTAAGCGGCTTTACCTTCTTCCATGGCTGATTCTTCTTCATCCATAGCATCAAGTTCTCTTAAAAGTTCATCTAAGTCCATTTCATCCATTTCTTTAGCTTCATCCATTTCAGCGGCTTCGTCCATTTCGGCTGCCTCATCAATTTCTTTAGCTTCATCCATTTCGTAATTTTCCTCAATTTCCTTTTCTTTCATTTCGGTCACCTCTTCGGCTTCATCCATTTCATCCATTTCAGAAAGCTTTGCAGCTAACTTTTCTTTCAAATACGGAGTAAAAGCTTCTTCGAGAGCGGCCTTTGCATTGGCGATGGCAGTTTCCTTAACTGCTTTAGCATCGGCAATGGCTTCTTTCAATAAGTCTCTGTTTACCATTTTGTTTGTTTGTCCTCAAATAATTTTTGTTGGAAGTACGCTTATTGTTGACGAATGTCGAAGCGTAATAGAATATTTTTTTGATAATACGATATAAACAATCGTATATTGTCGAGTATACGTATATCGAAAGATACTAAAATCGCAAAAAGAAACCCTCCTTTTTTAAGGGAGGGTCAATCAAAGGATTCTATCCTAAGAGGGGTTAAAATATAGGGCATGTGCCGTTAGCACATAAAATTTCTGTTAATATAGAATTAACTTTAGCATATGATTTAGTAGGCATTTCTTTACCTTCTCTAACTAAATTCATATATGAACCTGGATTAGAAGGTGTTGATACAAAATCCCAGCATAATAATTCAAAATCATCTTGTACCTCTAAAGTACCTTCATTGATTTCTTTTAATGAACCCATTCCACGAGATGATACACCTACTTGAACATTGTTTTCAATAAGTGCTTTTAAGATATTACCAGATACTGTAGGTAAAATTTCTAACTTACCCATTACCTTATCTCCATCCCACCAAATTTCTCTAATAATGTGAGATACGTTTTTTAAAGAAATAATAGTTGAGTCGGGGTGATCTAACTCACCTGTGGCTCTATTTTCTTTAACGATTTGGTTATATTTACCAATTTCACGCTCCCATAATTCTTTAGGATAATATCTACCGTTACCATTTTTTACTTCGGCTGTAGCTAAAATACCTTCAACTAAGGGATTACCAGAAGGTGCCTTTAAACCTTCGGTAAGTTGCATCGGAGCAACTTTAAATGGTATGGTTTCAATTAAAACTTGTTTCATATTAATAGGGCATCATGTTTTCGTCCTCGTCAATAACTTCTTCTTTAGCTTTACCAGCCATCTTTTCGTAGATTTTTTGGTTTTTAGCTTTATGTTTTTCAAGTTCTTTGATTTCCTTATTAAGGGTTTTAACCATAGATTGATCAATCATTTCTGCTAATTCTTCAGACTCAGCTAATGCTAATTTAGATTTACGTTTTTCGATTGCCTCATCAATAGATGCTAATTTTGCTTCTAGAGCAACAACTTGAGATGTTTTTTCTAATTCTTTGATTTGAGAATTAATATCAGGACGTTTTGCTTCGTTCAAACCTTCTTTAACGGTTTTAGGCATATCACCATATCCTGATGATTTGTATTTGCCTTTAGGTTCTACTGGTTCTCCACCTCCAACTACATCTTTCTTGTATCCAATTCCTTTAATACCGAAAGAAGCTTCTGTGTGGTAGTAATTAATATCTTTAACCATGTTTTTCAACACGATTTGTTTTAATTCATCTACACTCTTATCTTTATTTTTTTCGTCTTGCATTTCAGTATAGAAACCCATTAAAAATGATTGACCATAAACGTTGTCAATATTTTTTTCGTCACTATTATCGAAATTGCTTTCCAAATCTTTAGTTATTTCAGGAGCAGGTTTTTCAAACTCATTTTGATCACCATACTCTTTTTTATCTTTAACACCAACAGCCTCTCTTAAGTTAGAATCAAAGATAGACCACCAGTCTTTACGACCTGTAGTTACACCTCCTAAAGATTCATTAAGGATGCTTTTGTTTTTTAAGATATGAACAGTAGTATCAAAATCATTTAATGAAGTAATATAGTCAGGAAATAAATTTCTAGCTTGTTTTAAAAAGTGTTGTTTATCACCTTTACCTTCTTTAATAAGGTTGTAATGTTGTTGTAATGTTTTTTCCATTTTGTTATAAATATTATTTTTTAAATAATTCTATTAAATCATCTAAGTAATCTTTTGCTAAATCAGTACCATAAACAATACCAAATGATTCTGGTTTTTGTCTGTAGTAATCCATAGTCTCGTGTTTTGCTTGTTGCAATAATGGTATTAATTGATTTAATTTTCTTTCTACTTCATCAAACCCCATTAAACGAGAGGCAATAAATTGTTTGTTATCAGGATTCTGAACATTTATATCCTGAAGGTATTGTTCAACGTTAGTATCTTCTTCCCAAAGTGGTTTAACGATAATACCTTTTGCTGCTTTATTTAATGCTTTTTGGTTAACTAATTTATACTTAAAGTCTTTAACATAAACATTATCTTTAACTCCTGTTTCACTAGCCGCAGGACCAGGACCCATAGTAGCTCCAGGACCCTCATTTACTTTTTTAAATCCAGCTTGCGTATAAGCACCGTAAGTTGATTTACGAGGAGATGGACCGTTATGGTTTTCACCCTCTCCACCTGAAGTAAATCCTGAAGATGAGGATATAGTAGAATCTTCTCTTACTGAAGATACTTTATTATATTCTTCGGGATAATTTTTTCTTAAATGAGTACGGTACTGATTATAAGCATCTCTAACTTCTTTAGCAATAGTTCTTAATTTGAAATCGCCTTTTGCTCCAGGAGATGATATTAAATTATCTAAAAAATTTTTTGCTTTAACTAAAGTATTATGAGCATTTTCAAAATCAGCTACGTCCTCAATAGACCAGGTAATAGCTCCAGTTTCAGGGTCAATAGCAGTGACAGTAGATTTTCTTCCTCCACGAGTTTCGGTATCACCTACTTTAAGTTCCTTTAACTTGTATTTAAAATTAGTCATTTACTTTTTCAATTTCTTCTAATAAAGCAAAATATTGTAATAAATTTACCAAATCATCATTACCCACTTTAGAGGTTTTATCTAAAGTAGATATCATTTTATTAACTTCATTTAACTTAATTTGAGTTGCCTTATCGGTTACTTTTTTAGTTAATTTAGTTAATTCTTCTTTAATTTCTACAACTTTAGTATTATAAAAATCTCTCAATTTAGGAGTTGAATCAACTGAATTGATGAATTCTTTTAATACTGTTTTTTGGTTATCGTTTAATGATGCGTACTTACCATTAAATTTCTCCAATAACACTTTATAAGTTAAAATACGTAAATCTTTATCGTATGATTGAAACTCGGTTAACAAATCATCCTCAACCTTTTTCTTATCAACTGGTTTTGTTGTTAAGTTTTCTAAAATAGCAATTTTGTTAGAAATAATTTGGTCTGGATTGGATAACATTTCGCTATTATATATTTCTACTAACGTATATAATGCAGCGTAAGACTTATAGTTGGGCAGTTTGGTTTTAAAGAATTCCTCTAAGTTATAATGCTTAGAGATTTCTTGAATCAAATTATACTTTTGTCTTTTTAATGCTCCTCTATTTAAGTTTTTAGAAGATTCAATAACGGAATTAATTACAACCTCTGCTTTACCTTCTGTTAAGTTTTTGTGTTTAGTAATTGTTTCGTATAATTTATACTCTCTACCTAACTCAGTTTTAACAAAATATTTTTTTAATATATTAGTAGCTTTCGAGTCTTTACCCGATAATGTATCCGCCGTTATTTGTCTTACCAACAATTCAAACAGGATTCCTGTATTTTTATACTTAGAATGTTTAATGTTCATTCCCCAAAGGTTTTGTTATAAATATATAAAGATTCTTATTCCTTTAACTTACTTTCATCTAACAATGAATCTCCTAATGTTGAAATTTCGGCAGTTACTTTTTTACCTAAACTTTCAATTAGAGTTCTGTTTTTAAGGTATACCTGTTTTGCCTCTAAAGCAAACGGAGAACCACCTTTAGGTTTAGGATTGATACTATCCGATTCGTTATCGTCATTTTTCATTCCTTTAACACCTAATCTATCTTTACCGAAATTATCATCTTGTGTATTACGAGTAGTTGCTTTTTCCTCAGGACGACCTAATTCTAAATCATCTCCGTATCCTACAGGAACGTTTTCGGGTTGATCGTACATTCTTCCTTTACCATATAACGAAGCTAAATCGTGTGGTGTACCATATGATTTACCTGTTACTTTAGGATCGTTACCCTCTTCGGCAATCTGATTGTAACGGAAAGCACGTTTTTGGTCTTCGGCTAACAAGTCTCTGTATTCATCATACTCATCTTGGCTGAAGTGGAATACGTTATCATAAATCCAATCTGTAGGTAATAATTTAGCTTCCATAATCTTTTGAGCCAATTCTACCTTTTGAGTTAATAATGCAATTTTTTCCTGGTCGTAGATAATAGAAGGTGTAGTTAAATCTAACTCAAAATTAGTTAATTCCTCACCTGTGTAACCTTGAGAATATAAGTGTACTAAAGCAATCTTATATAATTCAGATAATGTAATACGTTGAATACGATCAATTGTACGAGCAAATCTAATGTCCTCGGCAGCCAATGTAGCTTTACCACTCAAGTCCTTATCGTAACCCATAAATGCTTTAGGTACTTTAAGAGCGGCAAACAATTTATCTCTTAGGTAAGTAACGTCTTGAATACCATCATACTGTAAACCAGGAGCGGTTTCGATTTTAGTAGTAGTATCATTACCTCTCATTGGAATGTAAAAGTCTTCCAATAAGTTTTGCATGTTGTACTTTAAGTTATACTCACCTGTTTGGTTATCCATTAACGGAGTACGCTTCATAGTAGAAATTGTTTTCTGCATGAAGTTTTCAACCTCATTTGGAGGAATAGAACCAACGTTAATGTAGAATATACGACGATCAGGAGAACGTGAGATTCTATGAATCAACATAGCATCCTCCATCAACACGTATTGTTTGAAGATACGACGAGCTGGTTCCAAATATGAACGACCATAAGGAAGATAGTTAACATCAGTTAACAATCTAAAGTGAGCCATTTCATAATTATCAAAATAAATACCTGGTTGGTTATCGTTAAATTGTCCTACAGTAGGAGTACCATAATAACCTGATCCACCAGCATAAATACCTTCTGGTGAGTATCTAAATCTTACAGCATTTGGATGTTCTTTATCGTAGTTTTCTTGTCTTTCAATATGGTATGCGGTATAAGGAATAACATTATAAACACCATATTTTTCAGCAATTTCCATTTTAAGGAAAAAGTCACCGTATTTACACATTTGGCGAATCCAAGACCAAAGATTAAATTCAATGTTTAATACATCATAAAACAAGTTGTAAAGGATTTGTTGAACATCCTCGTTACTACTTTTAATATGAAGCACCTCACCCATATCATTCTTAAGAGTAGATTCATCGGCAACAATATCAAGAGCAGAGGCAACAATAGCATCGTAATCCATGTTATCATAATCCGAATAAACCATAGTACGTAAGTACTGCCAGTTTATATTTAATTGAGCTCCTAATAAAGAAGATGCTGCTGGAGAATATAAACGGTTATATCTATCTACTAATGAATTAGTGGCTATGTCTCCTGAACGTTGAATTGAGTCAACATCCATTACTTTTAATTCGTTGCCACCCTGGTTACGGATGATTACGTCTGTTGAAAACAGTCGTTGTAATCGGGTGAATAAACTGGTATCTGCCATTTTTATGTTTTATTATATACTATAAATATTTACAAAATCCAACTAATGTCCTCCATCCCTTTATCTGTTTGTACAGTATATGGATTTTTTACTTGGTTCGGATTATAAGCGCCAATATACGAAGTTTTACTCATACTGCCTAGGGCAGCGCGAGTCATATCGTGAGATTGTTGCTGGAATTTTAAGGATGTGTCTCTTAAGAACATAGCTATACCAAATGGCATAACTAAATCATCATTATAACCTATTTGTGCTTCTGGTCTACCGTTTTTCCATACAAATACTTTCATTTCCTCAACTAAACGTTTTGAACGAATTGTTACGGAACGATCACCAACAAATTCACGGAATTTATTCACAATTAACGGTCTAGTACGCATTGACATTGTAAATCCAGGGGTCATATCGGATGAACCCTCATATGTCTTTAAATACGACTCTGCTGTGAGTTGGTCTGATTTAGGTGATTGGTATAAATTACGATAACCTCTTTCAATTACAGCATCAATAGTGGCCCATCCAATAGAGGCGTTTTCAATTACTAATAATGCTTGATTATATTCTGTGGCAACACCTACTAGAAAATATCCAAATTCTTTAGTAGGTAATTGTCCTCTATATTCTGCAACTTGTGTGTTCGTTACAATGTCAATAACGTGACAAGTTGAAAAGTCTTTACCGTCACCTCTAGCTACGTCAGCTACCACCATATAATCTCTTGTATAGTCTGCTGGTTCCCATACCCAAAAGTTCTGGTCAGCGCCTCTCCTTTCGAGAGGATCTTTTACTGTTGTTTGAGTGATGAATTCTAACCATTCATTGTAGAATACTACATCACCTGATGTACTAAAATCACAGTCACACTCCTGTGCTGCTAATCTAGGATCTCCTAATAATTCATCTTGGCGTTTTCTCCAGTTTTCATCTCGTTCAGGGTGAACATACCAAGGTAATTTAATAGGTAAAAAGTCGTTTTCAGCATTTTCTGCTGAGACCCATGTTTTATGGAACCAGTTACCTGTTCCAAAGGGAGTTGATAATACAATAGCACCACCACCCGTTGCCAAGGTTTGTTGAGCTGAGGCCCAAATTTCACCAATTTGGTCAATGAAAGCTGCCTCATCGACAATCAACAAAGAAACGGCTTCTGAACGACCTGCATCACTTGATGCTGAAGTTGCTTTAATTTGAGAACCGTTATTTAATCTTAACGTTAATTTGTTATGTTCGTCTGCTGGTATTTTAAGCCATGAAGGTAAGTTATCAAACATGAACTTAACCTTTGTAACCATGTTTTTGGCTGTTTCTTGCTTGGTTGCAATACACAACACGTTTTTATCTTTATGGAACAACATTAACCATAAAGAATAACCAGCTGCTAATGTTGAGATACCTAACTGACGAGATTTAAGTACAATTGAGTAAGGATTATCTCTAAATAAACGTAATGTTTTTTCTTGGAAAGGATATAAATTGAATATTACTCGACCTCTTTGTGGGTGCTGAATATTACAATATTTTTTCATAAAGTGAGCCGGATCTTGGGCACACTTAATATATTCTTCTCTTATTATTTGTTTTAAATCCTGACTCATAAATTATAGTGCCAAAGATAAAATCAAACCTATAGTAGCTATTATAACTGCTGCTTTAGCACCTCTAATTTTATCTTCTAGGTCTGTTATTTTTTTATCTCTTTCGTTAATCATTCCATCTTTAGAAACAATAATACCTTTTAAGTCTTTTACTTTACTATCTAATATAATACGAGTAGTATCACAAATAAATAAAGCTGTATCCTGTCTAAGGATAACTTTTTCCATCGAGGAAATAGAATCACGAGCTATTACTAATTCTTTTTTAAGATTATCTCTATCGGTTTTAACCAATAAAGCATTTTTTAAGGATTTAATAGGAACTATTACTGTTGAATCACTTAAACGCTGCTGTGAACTCGCTGATGATATCATCATCAGACATATTATTAATGCGATTATGTTCTTGCTCATATTGTTTTTTATATTTTTTTGCTTTTTCAGCAATATCTGCTAATTTGGCTTTATCTACGATAATTAAAGAATCTAAAATCTTTCTAGTAGAATCTAAAGTAGAAATCATAGTATCTTTTTTACCAATTTCTAGCTGGAGAGAATCGATTGTTTTTTGATATTGTTTATCTTTATCAGATGAATAACCTTGTTTATAAGTAAATAACCCATAGATTATTACACCTAATAAACACGCTATAACTAATTGTAGAATAAATTTTTTCATATTATCTAACCAAATCACCAGTATCAATTTTAACGTCTCTTTCTTTAAACGCTTTAACTAATTCTGGTTTCTTAATAAATTGTTTTAGGGCAGCCATTTTTTTAGTACGCTCATCTCCCTTTTCCATACCTTTAATTTTCTTAACTAATGTAGATAATTTGGTTTTAAAGTCTTGGAAATCATCATTACTAACTTTAAATTTAGAAACGGTTTTTACTTTTTCCTTTTCTAATTCTGCTTTAGTAGGTTCTCTATCTTCGTCTTCGGCTTCCGCTACTCCTACTGCTTGTTTAGTTTTTTTAGCTTGATCTAAAGCTGCTTTAACAGTAGCAGGACTTGTTTTTTCTGTTTTTGATATAGAAGGAATATCAGAAGTTTCAGTATCAGGACCAACCATTGTAATTTCATCTACATTAGACAAAATTTCGTATATGTATTCTTTAATTTCTGCTTTTAACTCAGATTTTTTCATGATTATAAATATTAACCAAAAATTGTCTCTTTCATTTTTGCAATACGTTCCTCAGTTGTACCTGATAGTTCAGTATAATTTTTAATTTTATGATGGCTTCTATAAAGTAATATTTTAATAGTAAAATCAATTAATTCTCTATAACTTAAATCAGTTTCACGAACTCCATTATCTTCCATATCAACACCTTCAGGTGAAATATAGAATACATAGTCATATTCTTCTAGTAATTTATAAGCAGCATCACAAAACGCTTCAGCATCATAATATTCAATTGATTTAGCTGCTTTAGTAAACGCCATAACATCAATTACAGTTCTATCTGTAATAATGTTTTCATTCATTAACTCAGCACAACGTTCAGCTAAAAATACAAATTGACCTTTTAATGTTGAATCAGTATTCAATGGAATACCTAAATCACGTAAATATTTTGAACGTTCAGTTGCAAAATTATAATCTGCAAATTCAGGTAATTCTTTTAAAGCATTTACCAATGTAGTTTTACCTACACTCATTGTACCACATAATCCTATTTTCATATTAGTTTCTATTTTGACCTGCTTGACCCATAGCTGTCTTATACCATGGAAGACCTTCACGATTACGACGAGCTTCTTTCCAACCATCTTCTGTATACTGAATACCATGAAGATGGTATTCACGTTTACGATTATCACCTTCAGGAATCAATGCTGGACCTTCCCAATTATGAAGTTTACCTTCCCAAACATAGGCAATAGTGCCATCTGCTTTAGTTAGTTTTCTACTTGGTTCATATTTAGTTTTCATGCTTGTAATATAATAAAAATTCTTTGATTTTCCAAATTATTTCCAATTAATAATATCTCCTTGAATATTATCCCAAGGGCATTCTGTTTTAATCAGTTTTTCAACAGATAAAATCCCTTGTGCTCCTGAAACTGTAATACCACGAGCTGATAAAGCATCACCTACAAAGTGAACATTTGGATAATCTACAAGAGCCAAATCGCTTGGATAAACTAATGGTTCAGGTGAAAGATATTTTACCTCAGGAACATAAACACCCCAATCATCTTTAAGTGTTGGAAATACTTTTTTCATATCCTCAATAAAATCCTCTATGTAATTCCAATACTCACCCATTCCATGTCTTACTATATCTAATTTTTCAATTTGAACAGTAGTAACTCTTTCACCTTCTGATGTTTTTGATGGTTGACGAGATGGGCTATAATACAAACCAGTTCCAGCAAACTGTAATTCGTTTACTACTTTACGAGACCATTCAAATGGGTTTTCAATACCATTGATTTCCATCAAGATACCAAAATTAGTCATATTGTTTCTATATGCTTCGTCTTTTTTAGCATGACCATTGTAACTATGATTACCATATGTTTCTTCTACAGCAACATAAGCAGCATTATTGTTTGTACAGAATGAACGAAGTGAAACACCTTTATCTTCAAACTTACGATACAATTTAAAGTCGTAACTAATATCAATTAGTTTTTGGAAGTGTTCTTGTGGTGCCTCAAATCGAACACCAATTTGAACTGATTTTGGTTCTGTTTCTAGTTTGTAATTATCTTGTAATTGTTGAGCAAAATCAATACCTGATTTACCTACGGCAAAAATAAGTTCATCATAAGATATTTCAAAATCAGGAAATCCTTGTTTATCAATAACATATTGATTTAATTCTTTAACAAATACTAAATTTTTATCAAATACAATAGATGTTACTTTAGCTTCCCAATGAAATTGTACACCTTTAGATACTAAATAATCGTACCAGTTTTTAGCAATTTCAGATAGATAATCTGTACCTACGTGCCAAACAGGAAACAATCTTAAACCAAAATATGGTTTAATAAAATCTGGTTCTTCAACTGGATTTGAGCATTGTACTTCCTCTGGTTTGGGGTGAAAACGTTTAAAGTTGTTAATAACTTCATCCATCAAAGCCATTGCTTTTTTCTCACCTGTGTACTTAGATAATTGACCTCCAATTGCTGTATGGTAAGTTAATTTACCATCAGACCAACCTCCGGCACCCAGGAAACCTGTCATTACTTCCTCAGGTTTTCTGTTATAAGGGTCTTTACCCATATCAATAATGGTGATTAAACTACCATCATAACCATTGTCTACTAATTTGGTAGCAGCATTTACACCTGCTACTCCTGATCCTACAATTACAATTTTCTTTGCCATATATTTAATGCGTTAATATAATATCTTTTTTTATATTTTCCAAATTAAAAGTAGCCCACTTTTTAGGGTGGGCCACAGCTCCATATTTGAAATTTTTTAAGCGACCGGCTATGAATCGGTCTATAAATTATTATTTAAATAAGTCTGAAATAAATGTTTTTATTTCTCCTCCTTTAACTGCACTTAAAGCACCTTCTAAAGTAGCTAAAGATACGTTTTTGGCTTGGAATGCTTTAACAGCAGTAACACCTGATGCTAAAAGGAATGAAGCTACAATTACGTGAAAAAGAGCACTTGCTACTTGTTTAGCTTTAGCAGGATCTTTAACAAATTTCTTAACAATAGCTTCTAAAGGAGCCATATATAAATGGTGCAATTCATCTGCAATATGAGATAATTTATTCATCCATTGGTTATAAGCATCTTCATCTGTTGGTTTTTTACCTAATACCTTATTAACCATAGCACCAGCTGCTTTACCAAATTTAGCAACTAAACCCATAATAGCCGGCAAAGCAATAGCAATACTAGCTACTGTTAACAGACCTTCATTAGTTGATTGTGATGCTTTTTCTAATTCAGAATCCATAGTTTTTAATATAGAAGACATTTCGTCTTTTACATCATCAACTACTGCTTGTTCTTTGTCATCTAGATTAATATCAACTTCTGCTAATTTTTCTTTGTATTGGCTTTCGCTAATGATACCAGCAAGTTTTTGTAATCGTAATGTTTCTTCTGTTATAATCATGATTTATTTATTTTTATTTTAAGTTTTCCTTCGCCTTTTATAACTCGGTGCCACTCATGTCTTAATATACATATGGACATGTTGGGTTCCAAATCCCAAGGTAATTCATTTTCAAATTGAAGTTTCCAACCTTGTCCCGGATCTATTATTTCAACTAATCTATCCTCATCATCCCTATGCCACATTAATTCTATAGGATCAATATTATCACCAAACTCTCTGATGATGTATTCTTCTGTGGTTTCTATATCTGTGTAGGGTCTCATTTTATTGGTTCCCACCAATTAGTACAATATTCGTCGGCAGCGTAAGGAATTTTATTTGTTCCTGCCCATTCAACATAATAAGTACTTACACAAACTTGTTCTTCTTTATTCCACCATTTACAGTTAGCGCAACAAGAACCACCTTTAGGTACTTTTAAACCTGCTTTATGGTTTGGAGGTAAAACCATTGGTCCTTTACCACCATAATCTTCTGTTAATATATCTTGTAGCTTTATCATTACCAAAATCCTGAAAAGTTAGACTTTAATCCTAATAACTTAGCATATCTTGGTAAACGACAAGACCAATAAGATGCTTTAGTTCTATCCTTTTTATTTTTACAATCATGTCTAGCAGCAAATGCTCTACGTGCTTCAGGATTATTAATTTTAGCAGACATACCTGCTTGACCAAATGATACTTTTTTAATTTTACCACCTGGTGCTTTTACATAAACATAAAACTTTTTAGAACCACCACGCATTGGTTTTCCAATTGGTGGGTTTTTCTTTTTAGGTTTCTTTTTAGCTTCAAACATTAATTGGTCATCAATTTCTCTTTTAGCATCAATATGAGCATCTCTTTCATTGGTATATTCATTGTAACTACCTATACCCTCTATTGATATTTTATATAATTTTTGACCTCTATCGTTTGTAGTATTACTTAAAACTTCAATATTGTATTTAAAACCTTTGTATTCAAATGGAAATGATTCCTCTTCTTCCATTATAAAATCTAATGGAACTTTTTTACCTTCATATATACCAAATTCACCTAATTGTGTTTCAGTTAATATTGCTAAGTCATCACCTGAAAAGTCTAAAATACCACGAGTATATAATGTTCTTGCTTCTGCCCATAAGTTAAAATATGCTGTTGAACCAGCACGGAAAACATGTTCGGTAAGCGGTTTCTTATTGTCTATATGATATTTTAATCCCTCAGATAATATCTCACGTGGGGCCAAACTTTCATTTAATATAGGCGCTTTAGTTGGTTTTGCTGCAGAACAACAATCCTTATTTTCTAAAACTTCCCTAATCAATTGTTTTAAATTCATAATTATAAATATTATTTAGTTTTACTAACTCTTAAAGACAAAGGTAATAATTTACCTGAGGTATTTCTAACTGAAACTTGATATTGGGAAATGCCAAATATAGGACTTTCAGTATCTATTTTCATAGTTAATTGTTTTGTGTTAGGACCGGGGTATTTAATTTCTGTATTAGTAATATTACCAATAGCGTTTTCTGAGTCTTTAGCTGAAAGTAAAGGTATAACTTTTACTTCACCTGGTTTAGTTTCTCTAACATAGTAATAACCATAACCTAAAGATGATGCTAATAATTTTTTAAATTTATTAGTATCAATTTTTGTTTTAGTCCAACTACCTTCTGTGCCTTCTTTAGTTACATATTCATTTAATCCATCAGCTAACTTTTGAGAATCAATATTAAAAATATCAAATAACAAAGCTATTGAGGGTGTTGAGTTTTTCTTACTATCATCATAAATAACCTTTCCATCTTTTTCATAAATAAAAGTATATGAACACACAAGAATTAG